CCTGTTTGATAAGGAACTGAACCGTTAGCACCACCAGCAAGGTTTGTAGAAGTTGTTGCTGATGTGGCAGAAGTAGCAGTTGCCGCATTACCGCCAATAGAAAGGCTTGATGCAGTTCCCGTTAATCCTGTTCCAGCACCACTAAATGATGTGGATGAAAACACGCCAGTAGAAGGTGTGTAATTTAACTTGGTAGAACTGGTGTATTCAGTATTAGTTGTACCGCTAGTTACCCTGGCAAACAATGGATAGTAAGCAGTTGCAGAACTGGTGTCGTCTGTAATTGTGATTGCAGTTGTTACTGTTGACCAGCTTGGGGCGCCTGAACCATTAGAAGTTAAAAACTGGCCAGTTGTTCCGGCGGCCGTAATTCCCATAGCAGATGCGCCTGAATACACTACGCCACCGGCTACCGCAGTTAAATTGGCATTTGTGCCACCATACGCTAAACCAATAATTCCAGCGTTCCATGTGCCTGTGGTTACTGTTCCAAGTGTTGTTAAGCTTGTAGAACCGGCTAATGGGGATGCGCCTAGAGTGTTATACGAAATAGTTTGTGCGGCAGAACCATTAAATGTTGTACCGGATGCCGCGCCCGTACCGCTATTGTTAAATGTAGCTGAATTGGCTACGCTGGCGGCTTGTCCAGTTGTATTGCCTGTACCACCGTTAGCAATATTTAATGTACCAGCAAGTGTTATTGCACCAGTAGAAGGTGATGAAGGTGTAAATCCTGTTGTTCCGGCGCTAAATGATGAAACATTAGTAGGCAATGAAACCCAAGTTGGTAAACCGCTAGATAGCGTTAAATATTGACCGTTTGTTCCAGCCGCTAAAAATGTTGTTGCTCCGCTTCCTGATTGGTATGGCAAAGAACCAGCCGCACCACCAGCTAAATTAGTTGTAGTTGTAGCAGTTGTGGCGGTTATAGCGGTTGTTGCAGTAGCGGCATTACCACCAATGGATAAACTGGTTGCAGTACCAGTTAAACCGGTTCCAGCGCCGCTAAATTGGGTAGATGCGGTGATAGTAGTACCACCAACAGTTGAACCGCTTATGGGCGTTCCTGTGATGCTTCCACCAGTTATTGATACGTTGTTAGCGTTTTGGGTGGACATCGTGCCAAGTCCGGAAACTTGGGTATTAGCAATAGCAATACTGGTATTAGTAACGCTAGTTACTTGTCCGCTGGCATTAGTTGTAAATACTGGCACGGAAGATGCAAAACCATAAGTTCCAGCGGTACCTTGCGGAGTAATGCTAAATTGAAATCCGGCAAGGGTTAATCCTGTTCCGGCAGTATATGTGGCGGAAGTTGTAAATTGCGCCCAAGTTACTGCCGTTGTACCAAGTGTGCCACCTGGCGTTACAGTACAAAACCATGCAGAACCGGCTTGTGAACCATATTCTACGAAAGCAATCGCTGAAACTAATTCATTCCATGTATTTGCATCGCTTGAACGTGTCCATGCGCCTGAAGCGGCAATATAAATGCCATTATTGGCTTGTGTTGATTGATTTTTAACAATAACACGGTCGCCGGCTAAAGTTGTATAGCCATCAATTGTCTGCAATCCGGACAATGTGATATTTGCAAGGGTCGCACAAGCTACTGGTTGTTTCCAACTAATGCCAGCGGCATAAGATTGCAATGCCAATAANTTAACAATATCAGTTGCACCGCTTGGTTGGGTAGAAATTTGGCCAGTTGTAGTGCTGATATTAGTAAAAACGCCAGTAGAAGGCGTTATTGAACCAATTGGGCTTGAATCTAACGTACTGTTAGTAATCGTTAAACCTGATTGAATAGGGTTAGCCGTTGCATAAAACGGCTTTCCTTGTCCAATAAAGGTATTAAAACTGCCATCCAGGTTGAAATATGCCTGAACCGGCAATAAATTCTGTACGGCAGAATTTGACGGTGTAGTCATACTAAACCTTAATAGGCAATACAGTTAACTAGGATTACATCACTTGCTGACATTGGTGCCGCGGCGCCAGTTGTTACTGAAAAGCTAGTAAATGTTACTGAAGTTGTTGTGCTTCCAGTTAATTGTAAAAATAATGTAGAACCGCTTGTTACGTCAGCGGAAAAAGCTAACCATCCATTTGGCGCGGTTGGAAGTGTAATAGTTCCGCTTGAAGCGCCACCCGAACCAACAACAATTTTAAATACAAAAGTGCTTACGGCGGTAATTGTTGGGCTTGTGCCAAATCCTGAACTAATTGTAGGCAATGTATTTGAAGTAGCAATTAAATTGCCACCCATAGACAAAGTTGCTGGATTTTCGGTATTACCGCTTAATGGTGGTGAAAATACTGCACCGCCAGGACCAATCAAACCGGTGCAAGCCCCAGCCGTATTAAATGTTGCCTGTACCGGCAGTAAATTTGTTACTGAACTATTTGCTACGCCTGGGTTTGCCATAATGTTTCCTTACGATTGGTCTGCTACTGGCATTACATACAGGGTTCCTGAAGTACCAATTGCGGTAATTGAGAAAATCTGTGGAACTGCAATAACAGTAGGTTGTGACATTGTTACGCCTAATACAAACGATTGGCTACTATTTCCACCAGTAGGCAATACTGCCGCCGGTGCAGAACCAACGCCCTGAACAACTGGGCTAATGGTAATTGCAACCGGTGTAGAAGCAGTATTTAGAAACGCACAATAGTTAATTTGGTCGTTGCCGCCTGGGGTAATGGTAACTGCCGTTGACGATGTTCCACTAACGGTAATAGCCGTTGTTGGTCCAATAAAACGATAAACGGAAGTATTAGCCATGATTACACCGCCGTTGCTGGCAATGGGCCTTCAGCACGTGTAATTTGGATAATGTAATTACCGGTTGCTGGAGTTGCGCTAGAACCAGTTGCATTAACCCATTGAACAGACAATACGTTAGCGGCCAAGCAATCAGCTTCAGCGGCAACAACACCAGCAGTTTGTGAACCAACAACGCCTTGAACAAATACTAGGTCAGTTGTTTGTAAGCCAGGCAAAGCATAAGTTTGTGTTGCGCCAGCGGTTGCAACTGCGGTAGGTGTCAAAGGTACGGAAATATAAAAAGTTTCGTGGGCATTGCCACGTGTAACGGTAGTAGATGACATGATTTTTCCTTTAAATGAGGATAATTAATTATAAGTCTAAATAGAAAAAAAGCCACCCTTTTTGGGGGCGGCCTTTCCTTTACTTTTTACTTAATTAAGCCCCAATAGGGTTAGTTAAGTTGTAGTTGCTAAAGTCGTAACCGTAAACATAAACGTCACAAGTAGCGGCCGCGCCTTGGGCGGTAGTTACACGGAAATATACGTTTTGTGTTGATTGAGTAGCAGTAGAAGCTACTGTCAATTGGTTAACAACTGTTGCACCAGTATTGCCTGAAAGCGCAGTAGAAGCCGCAACAATAGCAGTACCTTGTGCGTTAGCCGCTGGGTAAACTGCCGCAACTGCCGTTGTCAAGCTTGTAGAAGCATTGGTAACGATAAAGTTGCTAACAGAAAAGTTAGTTGTGTTTTGGATTGGAATTGCGTTATCGCCAGTAGCGTTAACGTTTACGCCAGTCAATACACCTAACAAACGAATAGCTTGGTTAGAAGCTAGATTTGATGGATGAATCGTTTGGGTTGATGCTGGTCCTGGATTGCTCATGATTTTATTCCTTAAATATGGTTGAAATGCCAGGGTGTTACCCCTGGCTATTTAATGCTTACGATGCTACGCGGCAAGCAAGTTCAGGGTACAAAGGCGCCCAGCCATACAACACATCCAAACGTGTAGGAATGGAATCGTTATTTATGGTGTACTGCCTCACGACTCTGAGGGACAAGCCAATTTCTTTATCAGAGGCGCGCCCCGCGAAGTGGACCCCTTCAGGCAATTCAAGGTCAGCGACAGCAAGGCAAAAAGCATTGCGGTGCATGATGATGTTTTGTGAGGAAGTTGTACCGGTGTTGTTAAATGGAGTAACAGTCTGTGAACCAGTTGAAGTTACGCTAACGTTTTGGAACTGACCAGCAGTAATAACGGCTGGGGAAACAGTCACGGAAGCAGTACCACCTGAACTGATAGATACAGGAGCAGTTACAACGAATGAACGTAGTTTGCCTGAACCGTAAGCTTGACGGTTTTGTGGGTTAACTGCATATACGCCAGCGATAGTGAATGTATCACCTTGGTTCAATGTTGCGGCCGCACTTGTAGCACCAATAGTGATGGTAGAAGTTTGCGCCCAACCTGAAGTCAAGAAGCCAGTTGCAGTTGTAACGTTACAAGACAATGTAGCACCGGAGTAGCTACCGAATGTTTGTGCTTGAACGTTTTGGTCCATTTTCCAATTCATGCCGCCGGAATCGCGACCCATAAGGCCTTTACGATACTGTTCGCCAATTGCTTCTTGTGGAACGAACAAACCTTTCAAGCTATCAACAATAGTTGCTGAAGTGAATGGCTCAACGATGCAAGAACGGCGACCGTCACGTGGCGCACCTTCAGAATCAAGGTAAGCGGCCGCAGTCAGGTAAGTAATCAAACCAGTTGGAGCAGTACCAGCAGTACCAACGATGTTTGCAGTATTGTTTTTAGCCATCAATAGACCATCACGGTCTATCCTATTTGCAATAGTTGCTACCGCGGGTTTCAGCACTCTATCCGAAAACATATCCAAAGACAATGCCAAATCTTGTGTTGTGAACTGGGTCGCAACTTGGAATTGAGTTGTCAATGTTACTGGTACAGAAGTTTCGTTAAAATCCTCGACCGAGAGGGCGGGACCTGTCGCACCTACGAAGCGTCCAGGACGTCTTACGTTTACGGTTGCGCCAATTTTGCCGCCAACTACTGCGAACTGGTCGTCATAGTTACGGTCAACTTCTGAAGTGAATGTTAGTTCGTTTTCCAAAACCATCAACGCTTCGTTGGTGATTTTGCTAATGGTTAATAAATTATTTGCCATGATGCAAGTTCCTTAAATGTAAATTAAATTTTTACCTTAACGAATCTTTCCTGTCTTGCGGCCGGCTTTCCAAGCTTGATAGTCGATTTGTTCGCCATCTGTATATACGCTTTGACTGCCTGTCCCACGAATCGGATTAATCGGTTTTGGTGCATTTGACTTCACCGCAACAGGCTTACTTGTAGCTGGTTCTTCGGCTTTCGCTTCAAACTTCGCTTCTAACTTCCCAATCAGCTTTAACGCACTAGCGGTAGATAGTCCGGCAATCTTGGCGCCCAATTCATCGTCTGAAGCAAGTTCATACAGAATCCTAGGACCAATATCACTTTCCAAAATCGCATCACGCACTTCATTGCTTACTGCAACTGTCGATGATGCAACCATATCTTCGTAATCGGGTAATTCAGCTTTAACTGAATCAAGCTTTTGTTGCCAAGTTTGTAATACTGCCTGTTGTTTAGCTTGTTCTTGTTGTTGCTTTACTTCCCTATCACGTCTTGCTACTGCTTCATTTGCTGACCATTCGGCTAACGCTTCAGCGTATTTAAACGCATCCGGATAGTCGTCAGGTTGTGGCTTTGTATTGGCAGTTTGCGTTTGTGGCGCTGATTGTTGCCCTTCTAAAGCTGCTAAACGTGCTTCCAAACTTTCCCTAGCTTCGCGTTCACGTGCCGCATTTTCTTCGGCCGCCTTACGTGCTTTGGTCAGTTCAGAAAAACGTTTTTCTAACTTGGGGTTAGATTTCGGTTCCTCTGTTACGGTCGCATTTTCTTCCGATGGGGCTGGTTCACTCTGACCTACTTCGGCCGCTGGCTCTACTGGAGTTTCCTCAACAGTAGCCGCAGTTGGGCTTTCTTCGGTAGCTAAACCTAATTTCCCAGCATAAAAATCTGCTGAATTATCATTTGTTACTACGTTTGTTGCCAAACGTTCTGCTACATTTGCTTCTGACATGGACTTCACTCCAAGAATTTGCCCGATGAACCCATCGGTAGGTTGTTTTAACTATACAACACTTTACTGCGGTTGTGCAACATTAGTTGGTTGCAAACTACCAGTTGCTTGATTTGCAAAACCATACTGTTCTTTATTCCGTGCTTCAATTTCTCTTTCAAGCTTGGCGGTGTCCATGTGATGCAAGATAAGTTCCATAAGGGCATCAATTTCCATCTTGTTTTGGCTAGTAACTGACCTGGTATTTTGGTCATTAACCTTGACTTGAGCATTAAGCATGGCACGTCTATCTTCATGGCCTTGTTTAACTTCTTCAACATCCTGGCGTTGCTTGATATACATTTGCAATTGTTGGTTCTGTTGACCCATTTGTTGCAATGCTTGTTGCATTTGCTGGATTTGCATCTGAACTTGTGGCGGAATCTTGGATTGGTCGTCAATTTGGGCCAATGGGTTGATAGAAGCCAAGCGGTCTGCGATAACTTCTGCACCTGGGAAGTCCATATTTCTAAATACCAAGTCACCAATCTGACCAAATAGGTTCGGATTAGCAGTCAGAGCTTGCATCATGGATTCCACGGCTTCCTGGCGTTTAGTGCTATATCCAGGGCCAGTTTCCATCACAATGTCGTATTCGCCAACGGTCACGTCATTCAAAACCTTATCAATGCCGCTTTCGTCTTTGCCTTGCTGGTTAATTGTGACAATCTTTGGCTTGCCATCATCACCAATAATCCGCATTACACGTTCTTTATCGTAAATTTTGGGGATTAAATCAAGAATAATGCGGCCAGTATGGGCAATTGAACGGGTCAAATTGTCGTAATAATGATAATTGGTCATGTCAACTTGCATCTGTTGACCTTGTAATGCTTTACCGGATATTGGGCCTTGTGGCAGTTGTGATGGGTCAAAAATACCCACCACGGCCATCAAATCAGCATTAATTCCAGCGGCCGCGGCCATAATTCCGGCTGGCGGTTGTTCCGGTGCTTGACGGATTGGGGGTGGTGCTGGTACGCCATCGGTATCTGTCTGCTTGTAACGCAGATAAGACATTGCTTTGGTATTAGCTTGTGCCCATTCGTTTTCGTGGCCTTCATCTTGACCTTCAGCCATAATCCATTTGGCTTTGGGCGCGAGGGCAACGCTTTCAGTAATGGATGTAACCCAAAAGTTGTACATACGTTGTGGGTCTTTGGCCATACGAACCAAACCAAATTTCTTACGTTTGCCTTCAATAACCAATTGCTGACCATAAGTAGGCACGATTGGAATGTATTTTCCAGCCCATTTGCCTTCTTCAAGGATTTGCATACCAGTTAGCTTGCACCAATGGATTTCTTTGCGCCATGAACTGCGTCGGCTTACTTCATAAATGCCGGCAGATTCTAAAACCTTTTCGCTTGGCATTTCATCTTCATAAACGTGGGTGCCATCGGACAATAGGATTAGGTCTGCATTAACAATCTTGGTATAAAAGTATTCAGCCAGGCGAATATCTTCTTTCATTACCCATTCAGCATCACTATCACCAGTACCACGCTGGGTAAATCCGCTTCCATCTTCAGCATCAGGGTACATTGCTCTAAAGTTTTCTTTAGGGATTACCGTTGTAATTAATACTTTTTCGGCATCTGAACCGTCCGGCAATACGGAATTAGGGTCAAAATAGACTGTAAATGGGTTATCAATCGTATCAATACAGATTTCTTGGTCAAACGACTTTTCATTCACATAACGTGTATTTACACGCCAAAAACCCCATCCCATACGAACTGCTGATTCATAAGCGGTGTCATAAGCATGGTCGGCATTAGATTGATTCTCAATGTGACGGCACATACCAGTAACAATGTCGGCTAACTGTTCGTCAGTTTCATTGTTCATCCCGTGGGCTTTCATCCTTGGGCGTTGCTGGCGTTGCTGATTGCATAGTTGACGGATATACGCATCAACTTTATTGATTGTTAAGCATGGGCGCGATTCCACGCTACGGCTATTTTGGATTTCTACTGGCCATTGGTCGCCACCGGCGAACTTTAGGTCATCTAATGCTTCTGAACGGTTATTAGTATCGGCATCTGCCGCAAAACGTAGGAATTGCTTTGCATCATCAATTCTAGGGTCATAATCATCGTATTGCGATTCAGTCATATCTAGCCCATCCAACTGGATTGAACGTGTGGAACGGTCTTTTTGACCACTTTCCTTGGTTCGTTAATCATAAGTCCTATGTACCGAAAGGCATCGGCCCCGTTCGAGTAATGGTCGTGCAATGGCTTTTGGCTAAATTGCTTTGTTTCGGGGTCAACTTCGTACCGGTAGTGACGTAAACATTGTAAGCCTTCTTCCGTATTTTGCCTATCAAAATAGCATTTAGGGAATATTGTTCTTGCCGCGTTAATAGAATCTACAACAGGCACTCTATCTAACACTTTAGTTCTATGCCCTGTTTGCCGGACAATTTGTTCAATCGTCATTCCAGTTTGATAGGAATGGGCTTTGGCATCATGCGGCAACCAAATCGTATCAATCATGTAGCCATAGGATTGAATCTTGGCCAACCAATAGCTTATGGTTTGCTGGTTATCTTCTTCGTAACGTATCAGCCTGGTTTCAGTTGGGAACAGTTGCACATACCAAATGGCCGTATGGTCGTTGAACCCCAAATCGAACACAATATGAACGCCCTTCATTGCATCGTATGGAACATTGCATATACGGCCTTGTAATTCAGCCATAGTGACTTCTTTAGCAAAGATGGCACCATTTATCGTTTGACGTGGAATACCTTCCCAAACGTTGTTATACGCTTCTATATCACGTGCTTGCAGTTGTCTGCGTTCTATGTCCAATACTTCAGGAAAATAAGGGTTATCACTCCAATTAAGTTTGGTGACTACGGCATTTTCCGGTGGATTTAATACAAANCGCTTATAAGTTTCATCTGTTGGCANTTCAGGGTTAAAGCTTACCCATATTTCACTACCTTCTTTTCTTATCGTTGGGGCCAAAATTTCCCAGGAATGGGAAGTAACGTTATTTGCTTCCTCTACCCAGCAAATGTCTATTCCTTCNATAGATTTTAGGCCGTTAATGTTGTTTTTAATGCCAGCAAAGATAAATTCTGAACCATTGATNCCACGAATAGTATTTTGGGTGATTTCATAATGGGCTTCTAATCCCATAGCATAGATTTGGTCGCTTAATAGCTTATGTACCGAATCCTTAATACTGGTTTGGAACTCACGGGCGCATAGCACACGAATAGGCGCTTTGATACCCTTGATTAATAAGGCGCGAGAAATTCCCCAAGATTTTGAGCCACCGCGCCCACCGAACAAAATTCTGTATCGAATTTGCTTGGGTTCAAATAAACACTTTAGTTTGGCCGGAAACCGTTCCCTGGCGATGGCATCTTTAATCTGTTGTGACGGTTCCATCAGGGTCCACAAAAGTTATCTGAACACCAGTTTTAAGTTCTGCACCATTTGGACCGGTGACTTCTTGCGTTGCAATAGCCTTTCCATCAACGCGGTCCATTACTTCCTTTACTGCCCATGCTTCACCTGATTCTGCTAGTGAAATAAGCTTTTTAACGATATTNGCTAACTTGGTTGGGTCTTGAATCAAATCCATGCGAATACGGTCATAAAAGAGTTTGCCCTTCTTAGCATTTTGATTGCCAATTTGACCCCCTCTTGAATTATTCGTATCGATTTCCATGTCCATGATTGTAAAGCCTTCTTTAGTTATGCTTGTGGTGGTTCTGCTGGTGCGCTACCGTCAGTTGCTACTGGTGTTTCAGTAGTAGTTTGTGCTGGTGCTTCTACTGGAGTATCTGCTACTTTTTCGATGCTTTGTGCAATATGGCTATCAACCATTGCTTTCGCGCCCAGGTGCAGTTTGTTATGGATTTCTAGGGCCACTTCAATAGGAAGCTTACGCAATCCCTGAAGGATTACTTCCATTTCTTGTACTGAATGGTCAAATGTTAGTTTTAAGTCGTTTAAATTCATTTTTTCTTACCTTTCTTTTTTTCTGTTTCACGTTGTACGGCATATCCAATCGCTTCAGCTTGCTTGGGTAACTTGCCGGCGCGAATTTCCTTGGCTATGTTTTCTGAACGTGTCTTGTTGCTAGTACCTTTTTTCAATGGCATATTTTTTTCCTTTCGGGTGGTTGCTTTACGTACTTGTGGGCGCTTTTTAGGTGTTTCAAGTGGAAAATCAATTACTTTTGTATCTTCCGCATACTTTTCAGCTTCGGATTTAAACCAGTTCAGTATTTTTTTCAGCATAATCTTCTTCCGTTAAGAAACATACGTCTTGCCAGGACATAATAAGATAACGTTCATCGTTAGTAAAGTATTCTTGAAATTTAAGGTATTCATCTTGGGCGTTTTTACTCATGGTTCCAAATCGAACATGGTCGCCAACATTAACTGGCATGGCTTCACGGCGGCCATTAGGTAGCTTTTTGCCTGGTCCTACGGCTACTACAACGCCCATATTGTCTGCTTCTTTGTTTTCAACAATGATTACAGAACTCAAAATGCGTTTATCAGGGCGTACAACTATTTTCTCACCCATCGGTTTTAATATAAAATCTACATTAGCCATATCAACTCCTTAATAGTTGGTTGGTTAGAAAGGCCCTAGTTTACCTTCACGTGCTAGGGTTTTTCGCTTTAATCTGCGTAATAATTTGGGTCTGTTGGTGCTTGACTGCCTGAACCAGCGGTAAATGAAATGTCTTTGCCGCTTTGCATTGGCTTGTCACTCCACGGCGTTGCTTTAGCCTTTTGGACTTGCATTGCCCGTTGTGCATCTTTAACGTATGCGCTGGTCTTTAATAAGTCCCCCAAGCTAGTTTGATTACTAGATGAGGGATTTAGATTGGCAGTAAACCCAGCCATAATTACATATCGTCTTGGTCGTGGCCGGCGCGCTTATGGTCATAGCATACGGATTCACCGGTATTACCATGATTAAACTCACCTAAACGGCCATCGTGTTTGCCCATGTGCATTTCACGACCGCCCATTCCATCTTCCATACCAAGAGCAACGCCACCAGCAAATGATTTTGCATGACGTTCGCCAGTTGTATCGCTTGATGTTGCGCCTTTAGGAATCTTTTCACCAGTAGCACCAGGCATAAATTTTGTAGAATTTACGCCAGTTTCACGTGGTTCACGTTTTTCGCCTGTACGGTCGCTTGATTTAACACCTTTTGGAAAGCGTTCGCCGCTTTCACCTTTCATACCATAACCCATAATATTTTCCTTTTTGCAAAAAGAACTAGAAAAGCCTAGTTTCTTTATTTTCCTTTAATTATTATTTTTGTCAATGTCTTTGCGAATTTCTTCAGGCAAAGCCATGTGATGTTCATAACCAAAGTTTTCAGGCAATCCTTCCGGATAAGCAAATCCAAGATAATTTTCTAACGTTGCTGGAATTCCGTGCTTCTTCATTGATTCAAGCACGTAATCGTGTTCATTGCTTCCATTCAGGTTCATTTATTCCTCCAGCTTTTTCAAATACTTGTTTTCTAGCTTCATCAGCGGATATATTGCCTTTTTTATGGTTTAACCATATTTTATCAATTTCTTCGGCATTTTTGGCATTTTTAAATGTATCAGGGAATAAACCGCGAACTGCTTCCCATGTAATAGATTGCATTTCTCTAGGTAATACGCCACGTTCTTTTGCGGCACGTTGATAAGCTTCGTGATACAACGGGTAAGTGCCTTGCGAACCAGTAAATGCGTTATTTTTAGGGCCAACTTCACCCAATACATTACTACCAAAATTGTGTGCTACTTCCCTAGATGCGCCGGACAATGGTCGTAACAATCCAGCGGCTACGGCATGAGTATCAATGGTTGTATGACCTTGTGGGTTTTCAGGGTCATAAATGTTCATATAAAAATTACGAACCTTATGTTGGCCACCTAAATTTTTACTAATGTTTTCTTTAGTTGGGTTTTCATAAATGTTTACGCCTTTAGCAATTTCATTTAATGAACCCCAACCAGTTTTGTATGGTTCACCTTTTCCGGTCAATCTAACGCCCGAATAATCGCCTTCAGGGTTAACAATAAAATGTTCTCTAGGATTATGTGCCTGGTCATGGGTTCTAATCCACATAGCTTTTTCTACTGGGTCTGACAATTCACCCAATGTTTTGCCTTCAATTGCTTTAACCATTGGTGCATATTGCGGTTTATTCCATATTTCTTTAGCAATATTAGACATTTCAGGCGACCAGGATGTTCCTTGATGGTTTTTCATGGCGCTAATTAAACGTTCACCTAAAGAAACGTTCATAAACCAATCTTTTTGTGGTGACAAAACGGCCAATACCCCTGAAGCCGCCTGGTCGGGAACGCCATATTCTTTACCAAATTTGTCCACAATGTTTCGGGCGCCATTATACCAAAGTTTGCTACGTTCTCTAGTGTCTGCCGGCACCGCATCATGTAAATAAAGCAAGTTGTCTTTTACATGATTAATAAACTTTTCTGCATTTACATCTACGTTTTTAGACTTTAATCCAATATTTGGATAGTCTTTTAGCAATTCAACGTTGTGTTTAAAAGCTTCAGGTTCTTTTTTAGCCGCTTCGTAATTGGAAAATAAATGTTCTGTAATTGGATTTTCCGTTGCTTTTACGGCGGTTGGAACTCTAGTGCTAACTGCGTGTTCTGCGGCGGTTACTGGCTTAATACTTAATCCAACCGGTAAACCTTTAGTTATTTCTGCGGTTTTCCCTAATGCTGGTGCGGCCATAGCGGCCACATCAAAAGTAGGTTCAAAACGTCCTGATTTCCATATATCAGCACGGTTTCCACCGGTTTTTACTATATCGGATGGGTTTCTTACTGGATAATCGCCTTGGCCCCATCGCTGAACTTCTTCCGGAGCCTGGCCTAATAAAAAGTCGCCTAATTGGGTTCCACCAATTAATGGAACTTGGTCTTTTACGTAATATTGATTGGCATATGTTTTAGCGGCATTGAGCAATTCCCCAATTTTTGCAACGTTGGGATTAACGGTTGGTATTGGGCCTACCGTGCCTAGTTCATAATCATCAGCCATGATTAATTTTATATGACTTCAATCATTACATCAACGCCGCCGCCCTTACGAATTTCACCGCGATTAATCATAAGTACATCAATCTGTCCATCATTGTCATAAACGCCGGCATCTTCTAAACCGTCTAAAACGGCTTTTAAACGATTATCTAGGTCTGTGACTACCTTTGAACGTGGATATAACCATAACGTCACTTCAAGCCGTTTATCGCCAAATTTGGGTATGTTTTGCGCTACAACACATTCTGCCACCGCAGTTTTAAATTCGCGCCCAGCTTTGCTTAATACTGTATGGCCACGAAAATTGCGCCAGTACGTATTCATGCTGGGTGGGTATGGCAATTTAATTATCGTCATTTAACAATTCTTTGACTTTTTCGTGTAAATCTTCTTCACTCCAGCCCCAGTATTTTTGGAAGCCTTTGTGTCCAAGGGAATGAACGCTGGTATTTCCAAGACGGTGGTGCCACATACACAAGGGTATAGTGTTGGCGGTTTTCCTAGGCTGACCATATCGGCGTATATGATGGATTTCCACGGGCGTGTCGGTGTCAGTAATTCCATTTTGCCGGCACAATATGCACCCCAATCTTGCCAATTTAGCATAGTGTTCTTTTTCATTTGCCATTCGCTAGTTCGTACCATTGCTTGTAAAAGTCTTTAAACATACTAAACCCTTGACCAGCAAGCATACATTGTCCATCCGGTTGAACCAAATAATATTTATTGATAATTGTTTCAGTATCGGTATTACCATAAATGATTACAACCATAAAATCTTCTTTTTTTGCTAATGCTTGAAGCAAATACTTTTGGCCTTTGCTTACTTTTTCACCAGGCCGTTTCCATTCCATAATTAAAAAACAACCATTGCGTTCACATATTCCATCTACATTACTTGGTACAAAATGTGAGTTTTCTTCAATTAATCCTTGAAAATCCACATAATCTGTATGTGTCGCATAAGCGTTACGCATTAGCCCCATTGTTCAGTCAAATCCTTTGCAATTAATTCTAAGTCATGCGCTACGTCAGTAATATCTAACGATATTTGATAAGCTTTATCGTATTGGCCTTTTAATGTGGCTTCATGGAAGTCTTTAATTAATTTTAATAAAGCTAAATATTGTGTTGAATAATCGTTCATTTCTCTTGTGCCTTTTTTAGTATTGCTCTAGCAAAATCCTGTATGTCTTTCATGCTTGATTTCAATGTTGCATCTTTTCGCACATCATCCCAAGTATTTGCTATTTCCTCATCTGTTAGTGTCTTTGCTGGATGGGTGTAGAGTGGAATAGCATCAAAAGGTAGCGTATCTCTACGAAAGGCTACCATTGCATTTTCTTCGTCTTTATACATCCACGCTACTGG